CATTTTCAGCATCTTCTTCAATGTTATCAAATGTAAAGGAATGAATGGACTCTACATCGCTCTTATCCTCTACAGAGTCAATTGGCTCTAATGTAAGGGTTTCATCATCACTATCGCTTTCATCTATATTTTCAAACGGGCACGTTGTAATGTCCTTATAGAATTCATCAAAATCACTCTTTACACAATTCTCTGTATGATTGATGAGAGTAAGGCGAGCGCTATGAGACTGCATCCCTTTCCAGAACCAACGACATTGACGATATGTATCATATTCAGCGGAAATGTTGAATTGATAGCTCTTGCTAATACCAGTGTAGGCGCCATAAGAAAGAATACAATGGGGCGTTAAATCCAATTCGCGAAAGCGACTCAATACATGATTCGCGACCGCATCAACATACGCCTGGTTATTATGACTATGTAGTTTTAAGAGTGTCTGTTTCCATGTTTTTTCACTTTGAGGAAGGAGAGGATGCTCGGGGCATACATATTTCTCTTTGATGATGTCGATGGGATTTAATAAATGAACAATTTTGGTATAGACTTCGCAGGGTTCCGTATGGTCAGTACCGTGTTCTTTTCGTATGGCGTTCCAAAATTTAGGTTGCTCGGTGGAGCGGTCCTTCCATTCTTCAATGAAATAACGACTAGGGAGTTCCATGTTTTTCTTGGAGAGGGCGGAGTCGGGAATAGGGAATATATCGAGGGCGGGATAGTAGCGCTGAATATGGGAATAGGTGGACAAGGTCTCCTTTTCATTTTCGGATAGATCACGATTGCGACAAGGATCCTTCTGAAGTTTCTTCAATACTGCTCTCATCTCCTTCTCAGATATACTTCCTTGTGTGCGTTGTTCCGCACTTTATGACCGTGTGTCAATGCGTGTGTCAAAATATATTCATTCTACTAGAAATAATGGCAGCACAAGGTGGACTCAATGTGAATCTCCGGAAGTTTGTTATGAAATCCATTCCACAGGATGCGGTTGCGGTTTTTATTGGGCGTCGTCGTACGGGTAAGTCAACCATTGTTCGCGATTTGCTCTTTCATCATCAAGATATGCCGATGGGTTGTGTCATTTCAGGAACAGAAGAGTCCAACGGATTCTTTAAAAAGATTGTGCCCCCCATGTTTATTCACGGCGAGTACAATCCGGTCATTTTAGCCAATTTCGTCAAACGTCAGAAACTGGTCATGCAGCGAATTCAACAGGATTCAGAGAAAGGTATTAAATCACCCATTGATCCACGTGCCTTTATGATTTTGGATGATTGTATGTATGATGATTCATGGACACATGACAAGAACATTAAATATTTATTTATGAACGGACGTTGGCTCAAGGTTTTCTTCCTCATTACGATGCAGTTTCCTCTTGGTATTCAGCCCGCTCTTCGTACCAACGTGGATTACGTGTTTATTCTGAGAGAGCCCTACATGAACAATCGCCGCCGTCTCTATGAAAATTACGGGTCCGCCTTTCCATCATTTGAATTTTTCTGTCAAATGATGGACCAATGTACACAAAATTTTGAATGTTTGGTGGTATGCAATGCGACACAGAGTAATAAATTGGAGGATATCATTTTCTGGTACAAGGCGGATATTCATGGCGATTTTAAGATTGGCGCTCCTGAATTATGGCGTCAATCTGAGATGATGTCACGCATTAAAGAGGAAGAGGATATTAACCAATATGATCCGAGGAATGTTAAACTACGAGGTCCAACGATTAATGTCAATAAGAAATTTTAGATAGAACATAATGACATATGATATTATTAAAAATGGGTAGACTACTCATTTTTAATGATCTAGTAGAGATGAAGATAAATTCTCGTTATTATGGATGTATCGTATTAGTCATACTGTCTATGATTGTATTATTGTTTATTGCATCCACATCAAAAGAAGGATTTATTGATGGGCTGGTTCCGGATTATTGTGGAACGGCTGGAATTCGTTTATCGGATGGATCCATAAATTGGTTAAAGTCGAATGGATCAGATGTATCAGCAATCAGATTGTATACTCCTTCAGAATGTAATAAATTAGAAAATGGTGTATTTAATTCACAACTAAGTCCATTTATGTTTGGAGGAAAGTGTTATAAATTAAAAAATGATATGAAAGATGCCTCACAAGAACAACGGTTTGCAGATAGTAATATTGATATCAATTACAGTGATAAATGTGCAGGACTTAATACGATTCCCTCTCCCGCTCCTGCTGAATGTCTGATTGATGGTGTTCATGCTGGTAAGAATAGCACTGCACTTGTAGAACGTAAAAAAATTACTCCAGATAATACTCTTCGTTTATATACAAAAAATGAATGTGACCTATTAAAGGGAGAATTTAGGAGTATGGAAGAAATGATGAAAGCAGAAAGCCCCGAAAATATTGCGAAGGCTGTTCAAGCAAATGGAAAAGACTATGGTCTATGTATTGCTTCTCAAGGGCAAAATGTTAGTACGGCTCTTATCAATTTTAGTTTTGCCTGTACTACAAATGCAAAACCGACAGGAACAGCCGTCGTGGCAGATGCTGCAAAAACAGCCTTGAAGAGTTGGTTAGCATAATCGGCTTTTAGGAAGTTCTTTTGAGTCCCTCTAAATAAGAAATAATAATAGAGATGAACATGCGTCTAAAACATTCTGCAGGTGCGTTATTTATTATTTTATTGGCAGGGATGATATGGTTGGCTATGAGAAGGTCCGAATCATTTGTGGATGCAGGTCGATGTGGAGTGAATTTGCCATCCTGTCAGGGTGAACACATACGGTGTATGAATGGATATTGTAAATTAGATAGTCCTCCTATGCTACCTCTTTTATCTCCTCTACCAATGACACCCCCCACCGCGTATCCTTATTACTAATTTTCTATCAATAATAAAACCTCACCATTTGCTAGAAAATGGTTCACGCGAAAGCAATGGGAATTGGCGCGATGTTTGTGTTATTGATTCTTTCTATTATCATACTGCCAATGATTGTGCGTTATGTTGGTAAGGTAGAACATTTTGTTTCTGGCTTTCAGAATCCATCCGATGTCATGTATACTGTGCCTGCAGTGGTAGAATCCTCTCAACCTTCCTATTATGTTCCTGACTCCAATACCAACTATCTCTGCCGTTCTCCAAAGGACAGCGGGTATACTCCTTGCGAAGAGGGAACATTTTGCGATGGTACTTCAAATCGTTGTGTGAAGCAATTTCCGAGCAGTAATATTAATCTTCGTCACGGATATTATTCATAAAGCGGTATATGATGTTTATTATTATATTCATTTTCTATGAATATAATAATATGACTTTTATAAATTACATCACACATCATGGTCGTGTCTTCCCTACAGGAATTAGAGGACAATGTGTTGAATTTGCGAGGCGATGGCTCATCTCTCATGACATACTTTTTGAAAATGTAGAGCATGCTATTGACATCTGGAATATTCCATCTGTCATACGATTGTCCGATCAACAGGTCCTTCCATTTCTTTCCATTCCTAATGATGGGCGTTTACCCACTATCGGTTCCTTACTTATTTATCGACAAAATAATGAACTACCACATGGGCATGTTGCAGTTGTTATCAGTGTAGATAGTGCAAAAAGACTAATATACATTGATGAACGAAATTGGAGAGAACATCCAAAAATCATACCGATTCTTGAGAATGGACGACTTGACGATCCTACTATTATTGGATGGAAAGTTGTCATGTAACTTTACTTCTTATTCTTTTTCTGATCCGTCTTTGTTGGAGCAGGGGAAGCTGGTGCCTTTACCTCTGTCTTTACAGGAGCAACAGGAGCAACAGGAGCAACAGGAGCAACAGGAGCAACAGAAGCAACAGAAGCAACAGGAGCAACAGGAGCAACAGAAGCAACAGAAGCAACAGGAGCAACAGAAGCAACAGAAGCAACAGGAGCAACCGGCTCTACTACAACATTCTCCACGCGCTCCATGGTAACCGTCGGCTTCTCCATCTTACGTTGTGTCACAATGTCGCCCGTACCATTAAACATGTTGCTGAACTGGCTAGAAGGAGCTGTATCGGGTCCTGGAGTCGCACCACCAAATACTGTCTTCGAAGTCTTCGTACGCTCCTCAAAGAACTTCTCACGCGAGTCTTCATTCTCCTTGTACTTCTTCATGAGGGAGTTCAACTGGTCGTTGTTGTACTCCTGATCCTTCACCTCATGCGGGGATGGGTCCCATGGTGTCCACTTACCCACATCCGCCATAAAGATGTTGTGATACTTGTCCTTGCCCTGGAGCTTCTTTGCCTTCAATTCGGCTTCCTTAGGATTGCCATAGACACCACGGATCTTCACACCGCGAATGGACGTACGGAAATCATTGAGAGCATGGAACTCCTCCTCGAGTTTTGTCTTGTGCGCATACATGAAATCATCATAGGCTTCATTAATCTTGGTCTTGTTCAGCTCCGCCTTGTTCTTCTGAACGAACAAGCCATAGGTTCCCATGATATCACTTGTCTGCACACGGTTCTTACGACATAGTGCTGCTACCTCAAATTGCTCCGCCTTCTCTAATTCCTTCGCCTTCTCATCAAGGTCGTTATTGATAGCAGTCACGGTTTCCACCAAAAACTTCTCAAGGTTCTTGATTTTCCAATCGACTTCGTATGCGTGCAGAAATCGCTGGAAGAAGAACAAATCTTTCTTATCAAGAACTTTCTCCGGACTGAGAAAACTTAGCAGTACATAACGCTGACCTGAAATTTCAGCATCCTCGTCCAAAAAGTCTTCTACGACGGGTTCGTCTACGGATTCTACTTTCTTTGCAGTGCTCATCTCTATCGATTCTGTGGAGGCAAGCTTTAAACTCAGACCAGCTTAGCGGATGAGTTTTTTTCTTACGAATGAATATAGAAAAATGATGGGCTACGGATTCGCTGAAATTATTAATCGCATTATT